TGCCGCTTTCATAAACGATGCTCCTTTTGATTGAAGCTTTAAGGATAAGCCAAACCGCGGTGATGACAAGATGACAGGTAAGCTTTGGGTGCGAGGCTGGCAGGGTTGTTTCTGTTGTTGCAGAGTGGAGTGGGTTTTTGGGATGGAGACCGGGCACCTTAAGCTAATAGGGTTATTTTGCGTTCGCTTTTCAACCCAAATTTTAAGCTCACTAATATGTCAGGATTTTATCAACACCACCGGTTAAATTTAATATACACATAAGAAACTACAATAACCCATGCAAAACTAAGAAGTGCTGCATACTGCGGAACAAAGCAGATGAAGATATACACGCCAGCCACAATAACTGCAGAAGGAACTAAATAGAAAAATGACTGAATCAGCCATAAAATAGCACGCTTCATTTATGCAGAATCTCATATAGAGCATCAGCAATTTTCCCCTGCCTGGCAGTACAGGTGCTGATACTGCCGCATCGAATAGTGCATAGACGTAAAGGACTGAATTAAAATCCATTCTACGCCCGAATTTTTCAGTTAAAACTTTTCAATGGAAAAATGTTTAATTCTGCCATTGAATCATTTCATCCAGCCTCTTCAGAATGTCGGGGAAATAGCTTTCATCAAGGCCAAAGCTGCCTTTAACCTGAACGCTGTCGGCATGAGGCTCCGGTCGAAGGATAAAATCAATCGTTACGCTATCAATAGTATTTTCATTTGTCAGTATCATATCAAGCTGATGAATATCGCTCTGATATTTAAACGACTTTAACTTTTTCTGAGCAATTATCGCCTGATGAAAAGCTGAAAATTCTTTCTTCAAAATTTTCAACTCTCCAACAGTGAACTCAGTCTTAAACGCCACCTTCAGGCCGCTTACCGAGAATTCTATCCAGGACTGTATCCAATCCCAGTGATGGTTAACAGGATCGGCTTCGTTATCCACTATGCGTTCAAAAGGTGCGATTGCGAAAGTAAATTCTTCACTCCTGATATCAAACATGGAAATGTTCCTGTTAATTAATGAAAATATTGAAATATGAGATATTGTCCAGTCCGATTCTCTGACAATCACCTCTAATTTGTACTTCTGATAGACATACTCTTGAAGCTGCTTATCGAAGCGCAGTTTATAAATGTCCGTTTCGTATCGGAACATTTCCTTACCTTCACGAGGATCTGGCATGCGCTTGCCATAACGAATAGCCCTTTCCTGAATTTGCAAAGGAACATATCGAGCGGGTTCGTACATATGGCTTGCGGCTGTTTTCGTCATTTTAAGATTGCGCGCATGTAGCCCGAATTTCAGCCGCCCACGCAAAATAGATACCGTACCCTGACTAATTTTTGCTGAGATTGCCGCACGTGAGCCAGCTTCAAATAGTACCCGTCCGGTACGAAGAATACGAAAAACACCTAACGCCAATAATACAATATCAGTTGGATCAATTAGCGGTGTTTCAAGCGGTGCTTCTTCAATGTGAAGAAAATGCCCCTGAACATCATAAATCTGCCACAAACCCGGAGCCTGTGCGACCGAGTAACCGATACACATACCGCTGGTTTCATCTGTTATAGGCTTTGCATTTCCTGGCAAATAGCTGGGGCGAATCTCAAAAAAAACGCCCTGAGGCAATCTCGATTCAAATGTGTAGTAACGTTCAGGTTCCTGTTTTGCTGCTGTTCCTGATATCATTCTCAATCCCTCGTTCATGATAATGGCTGCATTATAGTGCCACACTAAGATAAAACGATCACTCTCCGAAATTTGCCTATCTGTCCGTCAGAGAACTATAAATACGTGAATCCCTCGGCACGAGCTGTGTCCCCTAACATACCTTCAATCAATGGACATCGGATGAATGATTAACGTCACTGTTTCTGCGTTATCGAAATCAATAACGTCATGCTTGTCATGAAGACTTGATCCAACGTAACGCCCCAGATGCATTAATGAGAGCATTAGTCGAAGCGCGCGAAATGAGAGGTATTAAGATTGGGCCAGAACTGCCGAATTTTCATGAGATGAGACGCGCTGAAAGTCGACTATTTGATGTGAGAATCGAAGAAGTTTTTTGTAAAGGCCATTCGACCATAAAAAACTTTTCTATGAAGAAAAAACAATCGTGATTCAGGCGATCAGGAATATGTGATGGCATAGATTGAATAGTGTGATTTCGGGATATTTCGTAAAAGTCACAGAAAAATCTTTATAAATCATAGAACAAAAAAAGACCGAATACTATTTAATATTTTTTAATTCAATGGGTTAGGTTATTCGGTGGCGATGAAATGGCTAAAATAAACTTAGCGCTGCTACGGTTATGATTTCACCGCCACCTTATGGTGGCTAATCAGCAGTGTGACGTTTAATGAGTCTTGAAGAGTCGATCAACCTTACAGCAGCAGAGAGATTTACATACGCTAAAAATGCTCCAGCGGATAGTGCATATAAGGCCATACCTATCTTTGCCAGTGCAGAAAAATGACTCAGCTTCTCAAGAATAAAATTAGGCAGTAATGCGCTGTATAGCAGCGGCAATAAGAATATTAGCGCCCCGATTGTGTAGAGTGTTACCTTAACAAAAATAGACATACTAAAATAAAACTTATTAGCATATCTCTTTTTTTTCCAAACAAACGTAAGTGGTTCAGTTTTAATATCTAACAGCCCTCTGCACTTTACAAACAAGTCAATATCTCTAGTAGGATTTTCACTTCTAACTAAAGCTTTTCGTTGTTGCTGACTCAGAAAGTTCTCTTTAGTTATTGCAGCATAGCCGTACTCAATGGATAGCCGCTTTAAATCTTCATCATCAGTTATTTTATAGAGATCGTAACTCAATTTGCTAAGCTTTTCTCTTTCTTCAAATATTCGTCGTTTAGTTAAAAACATTTCCTTGAAAAAAGAAAGTACCGCTACCAAAGCCAAAATAATTGGCAATACTACTTTGACAAATGTTTCAAGTATATCCGACATGCAACGTCTCCTTTTAAGAAAAATTATCTTGCTTCCATTTGAGCAGCCCACTCAATAGTATCTATAGCTTCGCCTGTATCTCGGATGATGATTTCACCTTCGACCCTATCGAGCCTGAATGTCTTGAATTTACGTGAAAGATGACAATAACCTTCTAAATACTCACCATCAAAGCTTTTAACATCGACGTCTCGAAAACTGCTTTCGCCTTTACTATTTACATATGAAAAAGCGACGTTTTTGATTTCTGCATCTTTGCCTTTTGCATGGTTAACAGAGCGATACTTGCTTGGCTCACTCTTTTTACTGGGTAAATCAAAATCTCTTACAGCATCAGCATGACCGCTTAGTATATCTTTGTTATTCTTAGGTGCTTTATGATTCCGATTGCCATACCAAACAACAAATGCACCGGCCATCATCATAATTATCGCGATCGGAACTGAATCAGATGGCGAAACTGCTAGACCGGCAGCTGTTAAGAAATACCATGCAGAAAAAATAGATTTACCAATTTTTTTACCAATACCTTGCTGTTTAATAAAAATGCTACGAATAGACCAAATCATTAAAACTAAACCTAAAATTGCAAAAATCATATCCATGATTTATCCCTTATTAAAAATTATAATCCATTGTCAAAACTACCTTGCCAGCAGTTTTTACTTCATCAGCACCACAAGTAAAATTTGTTCCCTTATTAGTGACGCTAATTTTACGCCCAGGTAAAAGCGTGATGTCATACACATCGTATTTACCGTCGATTCCCATCAACCAACGCCCGTTGCTAATATCACCAATACTTAAATCAACAACCCAAGCAGAATTGCTGCTCGATACGAACACCGGTTCAACAAGATTTTGAGAGATGAAGCTAAGGTTGATTTCCCACAGACCATCTTCATACAAGCTGCCTGCAATAAGATTCTTGCGAGGGATAGAAAAGCTTTCGGATTCTATAAAGGTTTCTTTTAGCTGTTTTCCCTTTCCTGTCGCCAGCCAATGCAGATCAACACCTGTATCAAGCGCACACGCAACAACAACATCACCAGGAAAATAATTCCGTCTCACCCAGGTGCTGACAGTACCTGATGAAATATCCAGTAATTCACAGAGTTGCTTTTGCTGGGTGAATCCATATGCATCAAGGATACGACGAAGCACAGATTTACCACCATTAGCCATAACTTCATCGTAAATAGCCTTACCAGTCAGGTTTGGAAGTTCGCGTTGTAGACTTGCTTTTTCAAGTTCGCCAGTAACCAACCAATTTACATCAGCTCCTGTATCAAGAGAACATTGCACAATAACGTTGCCCGGAACCTGACCGCGCGCTAACCAACTAGCGACATTGCTCTTAGCAATTTCTAGTCTATCGCTTAATTCTTTTTGCATGGTGAAGCCATACGCTGAGAGGATTCGTTCTAACACCTCGCTCGCAACTGCATTTTCAAGACGCATTATTTTTACCAATAAACGCTAAATTATGTTTACAGTTAAACAAGTGCGATCTAGAGTGTTCGCATACCACATGCAACACAATAGAACACGCTTAACTAATAGGAGATACTGCGTGATGCATACTGAAAATGCAAATAGTCAGAACGCATTTGACTTAGTGCAATCTCAAGATTTTATTGCCAATGTCGCAGCGATTTTGATGCCAGCTATCAGTGACGCGGTAAACGACGCCGTAAACAAAGCCGTCACGCTCGCCACATCCCCAACCATGTCTAAGCAGGACTTTGCTGCAGCCAACCGCATCAGCCTGTCTGTGCTGGAGAAATGGATTGCTAATGGCGTTGTCTTGCTTGCCCCTACTCCATCTTTCACCTACACGCAGAACCGCACTAATCGTAAGACCGGCGAAGTGGTAGAAACCACCATGACGAAACATGGCAATCCGCTTATCAATGTTGCTGCATGGCGTGAGAAGAACCGCCAACAAGCAATCAAATGCCGCTATATCAAACCATAACTTGATTTTGCAAGTTAAGAAGGATGTGAGCATGTTTGATTTCAAGGTTTCTACCCATACCCATTACGACGATGCCTGCCGCAAATTCGCGTTAGCTCACAACATGGAAGACGTCGCTAAGCAGTCCGGCATGCGTGCGCAAACGTTGCGTAACAAGCTGAATCCAGACCAGCCACATCAGCTTACCGTCTTAGAGGTTTTAGCCCTGACCGATGTCACTGAGGATGCAACGTTGGTTGATGGCCTGCTGGCGCAAATCCAGTGCCTCCCCTGTGTGCCGGTAAACGAAGTAGCTGATGAAAAATTTCCCCTTTATGTCATGAAAGCTACTGCAGAAGTGGGCCAATTAGCAGCAGGCGCAACCTCTACAGAACCTATGACAGCCAACTGTAAACGTGGCCTTCTGCAAAATGTTAATAGCGGTATTCGCTGCTTAACACTGGCCGCAATGGCAGTACAGGCGCGAATTCAGGCGAACCCGGCACTGTCCTCAACTGTCGATGCTATGAGCGGCATCGGTGCATCATTTGGCTTAAGTTGAGGGCTAGTCATGATCTCATTGGCAGCAAGGCTTAAACGCCAAAGCCCATCCATGTCATACGGACACGGCTGGATCATGGGAGAAAACGGTAAGCGCTGGAATCCAGTAACGCCGTCAGCTTCAGAAGTCAAAGCACAGGCATTACCCAAGAGGAGCTAATCATGGCTATCGAAGGCGATTCCATGCTGGTCGAACTGACAGCCGGTCAACGTGTTGCCGCGTTGAATCATGTAGCTCTGCTTCGGGCTCAACTGATGGGCAGTAATTGCGAAAAAGATGTAGCCCGTTTTATTGCTGAAATGCGCGATGTTACTGACAGCAATTATCAGGATAACAAACGTGCTTTAAGTGCCATTTTCTTTCTGGCAAACATCGGTAA